ACAAATAATTTTATTCTATCAGTCACACCTCACCCCTATCAAATCCTGATATTTCAACAGTACCGCTTGGTGGTTCTATATGTTCTCCAGTAAAAACATTATCTGGTGTTTCCATAGAGTTTTCTTCTTTCAAGATATACTTTGCAACAGCACCTCTATGTGTTGAGGAAAAATATAACTCTGCTGGAAATCCAAATGTCAATGATAGTTTAGTATGTGTACTGTCCTCGTATTTAATATCATCAAAATCAAGATGAGTTGCTTCACATAACTCTGCACCATTGCTATCGTTTTTAAATTCGGTCTTACAAAATTCACATTGGTAGTAACTAATTGTTTTCATATTTCATTTCCTCTTGTAACATGACAACATCACTATGAATAATTTTACACGAATGTTGGTCTGCGTTGATAACATTATATATTACATTATTATGTTGTAACATATTTTCTATGATGGAATCTTTTTCCTTTGCCTGTGATTCAGTATGCGGTCTACCGAAAGTCTGGTATTCCTTTCTGCGTTTGATAAAGTAGTTTATAGAATTGTATTGACTATCAAGTTCACACACAAACTCATTAAACTTATTAAGTAGTTCACCCTCACCCCAAAAATCTCTAGGATAAACAGTAGACAATAATAAAGGACTGTCGGTAATAACCCAATCAACTTTATCTTTTAGTCTACTGATACGATGATGTTGTTCTGCTAAAATAAATTCTTGATGTGCGAACATATCAGTTCTGTTACTATATACTAAATCCTTCGCGTACTCGGTAACAAGTTCACATCTGAATCCAGTTAGTTTCATTAAATAAAAAAGACCCGCTGCAGTTGTTGATTTACCTGCGCCCGGGCCACCATAAAGATTTATTACGTTCAATCCACTCTCTCCATATTTTAATGTCTACCCACTATTTTACAGGAAAATGGGTTGAAAGTCAAACGATTTCGTAAGTTATTGATTTATATAGACTTGTACCGAACGGGATAAATACTATGGTTTTTTAGTGGTTGGTGGTGGAATTGTACCACACAGGACATCTTTTGGGAAGTGGCTGCTGGATATTCTCACCTGTATGATACCATTATGATACTCGTCCGGTTTGAAAAGAACCTCACGTTCTACTTGTTCAAGCATTTCCAGATAGGACATCTCTGCTTTATATGAACATAAATGAAGTATCTCTCGATGGAACTTATCCCTACCTAGTTGCTCAACAAGTTCATTTACTTTATCACTTGAACCATAATAGTCTTGCCAGTCCGACTCGACTATTTTAATCCTCTTTCTTTTCTTACCCTTTAACGGTGGAAGTTTTCTCTTATTGATAAAGACTTTCTTACCGACATACTTCATACCATCGGGATCAGTAATGATGTATACAAAACCTATGTAGTCTTGTATATCATCACTGGTGAATGGTTTATTTTTGTATGTCCACATTCATATATTTATGGGTATCGTTTATCACAAGTTTCGTGCTTTAGATACATTTCACATTCTGCTTTAGATGTGATTGGATTAATATCCATTCTAATACAACCAGAAAGAAGTATAATCATAATGCCAACTATTATAGGCATTAGACCCATACAGTTTCTATTACTGGTGGTTCATCTGCTGTATTGAACTGTGGTATATATGGAGCCCACCAAAACCCCGCATCATTAATTTTATTTGAATTTAACATGACATGTTTTCCTCTTAGGATTTTTCTCAGGGTGAACACTTATAACATTAACAACTGTTAAGTCGTTAGGTGTCTTTACGTTTGCTCTTAAATCTAAGATAACAACAGTATCATCAGTAGAATGTTTCTGTATTAATTCTTTATAAGTATCGGCTGGATAATGAAATCCACAACTGGCAAACGATACTATCAAATCAAACTTAACATCTTCTGGTATATCAATGTTGTTACTGTCAACAAAAGTATACTTCATATTCCTTGAGTCATATGATTTCTTTAAATCAGCAATGGTATTATAGTGAGCAAAGTTATCGGTTTCTTTATTAAAACCATCTTGGTGTTTACCATCCAAGTCTTGTTCGCCATCAAGTAAGTATAACTCACTACCATATTTCTTTTGAAACATTTCTGATTCATATGCAAGACCACACCCAATATCTAAAATACGAGTTGGTGGTTTTTCGAGATAACCATATATGTTTGTAAAGTTATTTTCTTTGAACTTAGAAAAATTATCATTACTCCAAACGTTCAACCAATCAGTCATTGTAATGACTCCTCATCCTTCACAAGCAAAACAAGTATCTTTCGATGCCTGTACCCCTGCTTTTGATCTAATGTAATAAAGACTTTTTATATAAGGGTCTTTAAATGCCATTTCATGTATCTTACTAATGTATTCCTCATCTTCCTTCGCATCAAAGAATAGATTGATAGATTGTGCCTGATCAATATACTTTTGTCTTGCACTTGCAAGCCTAATGATAACTGTCTGGTCAATTTCAAATGCTGTCTTGAACACAAGTTTTTCGTGTTCACTTAACCAAGGAACATGTTGAACCGAACCATTATTATTTACAATATCATCTAATGTTTGTTCATTATATACTCCACATGCTTTCATAACATCTATCAGTACAGGATTGATACGATCCATTTCTCCAGCAGCACCACCTTGTACAAATACATTTTCATACATAGGTTCAATACCCTGTGACACAGAACCACACAACACAGCACTTGATAGGTTAGGCGCAATTGCAATGTTGTGTGTATTACGAACCCCATAACCTTCACACCATTCTGGTTCACCAAATTCTTCGGCCATCCAACTTGATGCTTTCTTTGCGTCCTCACCAAACTTCTTATAGATTTGAATGTTGAGCATGTGTGCTTCCAATGATTCAAATGGTAGTTTTTGCATTTGAAGATATGTATGGAAACCCAATGTGCCTAATCCTAGTGCACGTGACTTCTCTGTAAATCTTACTGCTTTTTCTAGTCCACGTTTATTTTTACCTACACGAATGAACTCGGATGCAACAGCATCAAGAAACACAGTTGCAACAAATACAGCATCAGTATCTTTCCACTCATCATACTTGGCAAGGTTCATTGAAGATAGAACACAAGTGAACGTATGGTCTTTGTCAGACATAAGTGTGATTTCTGTGCATAAATTAGAAGCAAGAACTTTAAGTCCTCGTTCCTTGTAGTACACAGGACTCAAATCATTTACCTTATCTCTAAAGAAATAATAACCTTTACCTGAAATCATTTTTAATTCTAAAGAACTTTGAAATCTATCAATAGCATCTTTATCACCACTGTTAAGTCTTTCAATGAAATCATTTGTTATAATCCAACCAATGTTACAATCGTCTGGATTTGACTTGACCCAATTGATTGACTCCCAAAAATCATCATGGTCTATTTCAATGTAACCAGCCCATGCACCCCTACGTGTTCCACCTTGAGAAATATCTCTGGAACACTGGATGAAGTCTCGCATAACAGGTAACATACCAGATGCCTTGCCACCTGTTGATGCAATATTTGTTCCTCTTGCTCTAATATCACCTAAGTATGAAGATGTACCAAAACCATTCTTTGATAAAACCGCAATCTCTTTTTGATCATCATAGAAGTCATATACACTATCACCAACATAGTTACCAGAACATGACACAGGACAACCTCTGTCTGCACCCATGTTTGCCATTACTGGAGTTGATGGTGCTAACCATCCTTTCCACATAAGGTCATAGAATTTATTGAACCATTCTTCTTCAATTTTCTTCTTCTTACCATGTGTGAAGTAGTTATCTGCAATACGTTCTGCCGCCCTACGTGAGATACGTGTGTAGATACTTTTCATAGTATCATCTTCGTTCACAACATACTTCTCTTTGATCATCTGCCAACCAAGAGTGGTGAACCATTCAGGGATTTCACCTGATGCCTGTAACTCCTTTCTTTGATCGGAGTATTCTTCGTAAATTGATTTAGACATTATGTTCTATTCCTATTGAATGACATTCTACCCTCTACCCAACCGTTCGGGCAAGACGTAGCTCTCGTTGATGTTTTTCCGTTATTAAACCACTTATAACTTGACATTGTTTTTGATTGTTTCTCTCTCTGTTCTTTTGTTATAGTTGCACCAGAGTGAGACTTGCTCATTTTAGCACGACTTTCTGGTGAATGTTTCTTACCGTAAAAAGCATTGTTCTTTCCACTTTGCTTTTCACTCATCTTAGCACGACTTTCTGGTGAATGTTTTAAACCCAGTGCGGGTTGTGGACAGACTTTCATTCTACCCTCTGTCATTTTTCTACGGTGTTCTGGTGTAACCACTTTCTTCTTTCCAGCTTTACTCATCCTCTTACGTGTTTCTTCTGTGACAACTCGTTCACTCATAACAATAGAGTGTTGCTCTCTTGCATTTTCATACACAGTAGATGTTATCTTATAGTTTCTTTTTTCATTAGGACTATACTTGTAACACATACCCGCAAACGCAACTTTTAAAGTTTTTTCTTTTGGGTGCATCTTAGTCAAAAGATGGTGACATATAAAATGTTCCTTTGCTGTTAAAAGTATCACATTACCTTGAGCATCATCCCCACCCATACAACGAGGGAGGATGTGATGCTTCTCAAAATATGACGATTTTGTCTTTTTACGGACTTGTCGTTTTGCGTTATTAATAATCTTATTATAAACACTCTTATATTTCATTGTATTCTATTCCTATTTTATAGATAACAATACTATTTATAAGAAATGTTCTTTAAAAAGACTGGTATATTAATGAATAATAACTATCATTGATACTATCTTGATAGTTATTCTATTTGACCCCACTTGAACCTTGTTTTACACCAAGCACGTGAATAGTCACTCCCTTGTTTGAAGAAAAAATCATGCAACTTACCTGAGTTTATATTTTTATAAAACCATCCAGCAATAGGATTGTAGGTAGGTTTATAAATCTTATCGTGTCCAAGGTTCTCTACACACAAATCCAATCTTGACATAACAAAGTTTTCAAGTTGAACATCAGTGATACCACGTATCAAACCTTTCTCGAATATTTTCTTAATGATTAATTTCTCATGTTGTAGAATTTCTTCTGCTACTCTAATAACATATGCGATCAATTGTTTCTTCTTATCTTCACTTAGGTTTGACTCTGCAAGTAAAGTACGGAACAACCACGCACCAGCTTGTGCGTGTATGTTCTCATCACGCACAGAAAAGTTTATACCAGCAGTAACGTTGACAAGTTTGTTCTTACCTTCTGTTTGAAAGTGTTTAAGAAACGCAAAGTTACTATAAAGTATAGCACCTTCAATCATAGAGAACACAGCAAGAGACTTTAACTTTTGATATGTTGTATCTGTTGGTTTAGTTGCTTGTCTACCTAACCAATCCATTCTTGCCTTTAGGTCAGGGTCATTCGTATAACTGTTATAGAACTCATCCGTATTTAAACCAAGGACTTCGTTTAACTTGTTATAGAATACTGCATGTACGTTCAACTCAAAGAAAGAAAAGCAGTTTGCCATTCTTTGTATCTCTGGTCTTGGAAACATTTCTATGATTCTTGAACCCCAATGCTCTTTACCAACTTGCAGTTCATATAGAGTGAACAATTTAAGTGTGGTTATAACACCATGTGTTTCTGATTCGGTGAAGTTTGTTTTTAACTCATGTAAATCTTTTTCTACTTCTATTTCGTTTGGTGGCCAAAAGACATCGGTTTGCTGTTCTGCGAACTCGATTGCTTCTGGATAGTCAAACGTATAGGTATTTTTCGGTTCTAAAATACGAATACTCTGCATTATTTTTCCTTATGTTAATATTTCCAATCAATGAATCTGGTAACTGCTGTAAGACCTGAATAGATATTAGTATTTATTATCTTCAATATATCCTTCCTAGAAACACCGTTAAGAATACAGTTGTTTATATCCTTACCTTTAAGGTTATTCTTATTGGGCCAGATGAACACTCTGTACCCATCATCAATATACCTTTCCATGATGTTAGTCATTTCTTTATTTCTAGGTTGATTATCAAATACTAATACACATCGTTCTTTATCAAAGAACTCTGATGATAATGCAAGGTTCGTTGAACCTACTGCAACACCATTAGGTAAAAACAAACTATCTATAACACCTTCTGTTACATATATGTTTGCTTTATTCTTAACACGTTCCTGACCAAAGATGATTGGTTCGTCATTTAAATTTAGATTAACGTACCGTTTACCCTTGCCCGTAATATCTCTACAAGAGAAACCACCAAGCACACCTTCTTTATTGTGCATAGGGAAAATAATACGTTCACCCGTTTCTAATTTATCTTTATACTTTGGAAATACATCTTCCAATGTTTTAAAATCTTCAACATAATATATGTTTGCTACATCAAATATTCTTCTTGAATGGAGATACTTAACTGCACTTGAACTGTCTGGTAGTTTAGTACACTCCGTCATGTTCGATAATATATCATGGTTGTGTAGTTTGGTTACTGTCATATCCGCAAGAATAGAAGTAACTGTTTCAAACTCCACATTTGCCTTTGAACGTTCAAAGGGCTTCTCGTCCTCTAATTTCTCTAATACATATTCAGAATACAGGATTTCATCTATTCTTTTAAGAAAAGTATTAAAATCTGTACTACATGTCTGGTCATTCCAGCAACGATAGAACAGTTCTCCTTTCCTTGTATATATGTAACCACGTTTCTTACTAGACTTACCATCCCCACAACCAAACGGACAAACAAAGTTTGATAGGTATGGTGAATGGTTCTTTACCGTATAGGATTTGAGTCTACTTGATAATAGACTAATGTATTTTAATTGTGTGTGTATCATAGGGTATAGTATACAGGAAATAATCCCATATGTCTAGTCCCTTATAAATCAATGACTTACGAAAGTGGTTGACAGTTCCTCAAAATACCTGTATACTTGTCATGTGACATCGGGATAATAAGCTTTAAAGCATTAATGATACTATATCATTATATGATTTCATTTCTTCTAATCCTTTCCTACCCAATAGTTTTTCAATCTTCTTGACTGCCTTTGGATTTGCCTTAGTTTTCTTTAGTGCACTATATGTTATAGCAACAGCAAGATTAGCATGAGTAGCACCCAACCAAGCAACACTCAACATCCCTCCAGATAAAATACCAGTAGCAAGGAATAACAACATAGTGTTACCTTGTGGTGATGCAAAATATTCATAGATAGAATAATTGCCAACAAGAGCATCGAACCAGTGACCTATATCCATATCATAGTTGAAGTTACCAATAAAGGTCATATTCAACCAAGTGTATATAAGGAGTCCTGCAACAACAGGCCCAGTTAGTTTTTTAAGTATTGGGTATTTGTTTAACACATCATCAATCTTCATAGCACCAGACTCGATCTTTTTAAATACCTTTGTCTTATGAAGTTCCTGAAACATTCTTGCTACTTTATCATGAACAAAAGTAGTTGCATCATTGATTGCCTTTAATATTTTAACTAAAGAGAAACCAAAGTATTTTAATAGTTTGAATACTGCCTTGTCTTTAAACGCACGAACAACATCAATTATGGACATTCCCACCTTAGAGATTGTCTTATGTGCTGCACTTATTATACCACCTATCTTACCACGAATAGAAACTTTTGGCAAGGCAATTTCGTTTAAGAGATTTTCCTCAAGACAATCAAGGTCATACAGATAGTTTTCGTAAGTGTATTCACGCATTTAGATTATTTTTATTCCAAGTCCTCTATTGAGATATTCTTGTAAACAGTCTTGCCTTTTACCTTTGTAGCTGACAGGAAATTTTTACGGTTATCACCTCTCGAATGTGATACATGCACCCATCCGCTATTGGGAATATTCAAGTCGTGAAACTCAAGTATACATTGATCAAACTCAAGATTTTCTACAATCCATTTAGCAAGTGTTGCATTACTAACACCATGACATTCTATGTCTGCTGCCTCACCTTTACAGTGTTGACTTGTTGTAGAACCACCGATCTTTTTATTTAGTTCAGGGGAACGATAACCTGATGATATTGTTACACGACCAAAGTGATCACGTACAGGTTGTAGTACTTGAATAGCAAGTTCCTTTGCATTTCCAAATTCCTTTGACCCCATAGAGTTATCTATTTCATGTCGTGTCGCGGTTTGACTTTTAATAAACTCATTGACCGTAAAGTTTCTACTTAGTTTCATTAAAACGCATTATGAAATTTTTTATATTGTTCTGGTGTTAGTTTCTTCTTTGCAGATGCAAATAGTTTCTTATCCAACACCATTCTTTTCTTTCCATCAGCATCACTCAAATGTCCTACTTTTTCAACGTTGTCTCTAAGTTTGACATATGCCATATGTAATTGCAGTTCTTTTATTATAGTAGCACCTTTGATTCTTGCCCCTGTGTGGTTGTTTTGATCTGTAAGTTGTGCAATCTTTTTAACCATTGTGTTGAAGTCTTTATCTGAGATACCTTCATCAATAGTTTCTTCTTTAGAAAATACAGGTTTACTGATAACACGAATACCTTTAACTGGATCATATTGTAGTTTTAACGCATTAGTGATTCCGTCTCTATTCATAATTTGAAGGTCGACCGTTGTTTGATCACCACCAATAGCTGCTAAATTCCACTCAGAACCATATTCTTTCTTAACAAATTTAGATATAGCATTATATGCTTTATCGTCCAACATTTCATATTTATCATATTTTTTTTGTTGACGATTACCTTTCCATTTATTATAGAGGTCTGCAATTTTACCTTCATCAATAGTTTCTTCTTTTGCCATCTTAGTTGCAGTACCATACATAACAGACTTTGCTTTATCACCATACCTCTTTTCAAAACCACTCTTGTCTTTCTTCATCCCCTTTACATAATCTTCTTTCTTCTTTTCTTCATCACCGGAAAGAGGACGTTCATCAAGTATTTCTTCTTCCTTCATATTGGTTTTACCAATAATCTTACGTGCTTTGTTGAGAACTCTCTTAGGGTCTATAGGTTGACCATACTTTTTATTAGGTTCACCCACTACACCCATCTTAGGTTGCTTCTTTGACCAATGGACATTACCATCAGTACCAGCAACGGCAGAACCAGTTGCATTAGTAGGTGCATCTTCTTTAATGTTTTTCTTTAGTTTATCTGCTTCCATTATATCTTTAAATGTTTTTCTTTTGTCTGAGTTTTCCATGATAGTTTCCATTTCTTCGTAAATACGTTCTTTAAGATAATTTTCATCATCAATTAGATGAAAGGGTATAGTCTCACATTCTTTAATAAGGAATAATGCAGCAGCATAACTTGATACCTTTGAATGTAAACCAAATTTAGCAAGCAATCTTTTAATGTTAAAGATAAGACGGTTGTACGGATTGTACGCATCTTTTTCTTCTGAACCACTGGGTTTCTTTAACAACTTCCCTTTATCATCAATGATGCCTAATTTAAAAGCATCAGTTTCTTCCCACGGAATTGCGAGTCTACGAATAAACTCATAGACTAGATATAGGTCGAGTGCTTTTCCCATTAGATATTCCTTAGTGTCTCTACTATGTTTGTGTCCATCCCAATCATGGAATTGACAATTGCCAAGTTATCTATATTTATAACCTTTTGATCAGGCCAATAACTTAAGAATATAAGGAAGGGTTTTAGGAATTCTAGGTAGTCGTTCATTTTAAAACAGAGCATGTGTGTACATGCTTCTGGTTCGAATACATTATATAAGACAATCAAGTGGTTAAGAATTAAACGTTCCTTTAACTCTCCTGTCTCCCTGTACTTCTTAAATAACTTCTTAACATATTTAATTCGTTTCAAATCTTCTTCAAATTCTTCAAACTCTACGCAGTTAATATTAGTGTAGTACATCTCTGCGAATAGTAGAAAGTTTTGTTCGTCTACTGGAGAATATATGTCTGAATCATTATCTTTTGTCATTATCAACATTTAATTTACGAATCGAATATACTTAGTGCAACCCTCTTAATGACAGTATTGGAAGTAGCAAGGTACAAATAATTATCATCCCATACCATAGTGCCTTGTTTACCAGCACCAAACATGGTGGTTGTGTTATTAGAAGTGACACCAGTTTTATCAGCAATCGTTAATTGACTATTCGCAACCGTTAAACGTCCAACAGATGTATTAGCAGATACAGATAATGTACCTGTGATACTTGTATTGGAAGGAAGATTGCCAAGAAAATTCTTGATTGTTATTCTTTTACTGGTAGGAGTTCCATTTGGATCATCTATAACTAGAACCAAGTCCTCTGCTGCTAAAGTAGCAGCAGAGAGAACAGGTAGTTGTGATACTTTAGAATCAGCCATCAGGTTATACTACTGTAAATGTGCCAAGACCGTTAGACGATGCACCTGATATTACAAGGTTAGCAGAGTGTACAGTTGCTTGATCTGGATTATATAAAGGATTACCACCACCAGTTACAGATATTGATTGTGCATTAACTTGATAAGAACCTGCGACTGCTGCTGGGAAGGTAAATTTCAATGTGTTGTTTGCGTTTAGAACGGTTGTTGCAATACCTGCTGTACAAGTCGCAACTGCATGTGCACCGTTTACTGTGTTAGCAACTGTGAATGTAAGGTTGTTAGCACCAGCACCACCACTAAATGTGACAGGTGTTGTGAATACAACATATACGTTTGCCGCAACACCAGCAGTAAATGGTTGAACCTCTGGATATATTTGTGCAATATCTGGGCCACCACCATAGGTGTTTGCTGCATATGAGAAACCACCAGCAGGGTGAGCAGCAACAAGGATTTCGTCCTTTGTACGTGCGTTACCATGTGTGTCTGTGAAGTTTTCTCTACGAACCCAACCTAATTCGGTTAGGATAACGTTTCTTTTTGATGCGAGTACGTCAGCACTTGAACAAGGTTGACCACCCACGTTAAATTGGTTTGATACATTAGCACCCGCTGACTCAGTACCTTCTTTCTTAAATTCCCATTTAGACATTTGATATTTCTCCTATCGTTTTTCGTCTTTTCAGATTACTCTGCATTATGTATACTACTATTTATGTTATCTTTCTGTTTCGGCATTACACGCTTGCATGAACTTTGCTTTGTTGAATCTTGGATTTGATTGTGCAAAAATTTCTGCTGCTACTTCTGCCATTGAACTACGTTCTGTGCTATTTGATATACGTTTAATACCATTGGCAAACTCTTGAAAGTGTTGACGAGTCATTGCTGCTTCATCAAGAACTTCTTCTGCAAGATTCCAACCTTTCTTTTTATATTGATTCCATTCAGTCTTTTTAATTCTTTTAACTTTATGTCCAGATGGTTCAACAACTAACATAGTACCATCATCTTTAGAACTTGTACCTTCACTAAGTGCTGCCTCTAATTGTTTAGGAGTCGCACCTAACTTTCTAGCACTATTGGCAAGTTTTAACTTTGCCTGAGAACCCTTTGCCTTTTTAATTTGAGCAAGAACATCCCCAACCTTTTCTTCATTTATCTTTTTTTTAAACTTTAAAGGGTCACCAGATAACTCAGAAGTACCTTGTTTATGGGTTGCTTTTTCTCCATTCTTTTTATCCTGTGGACGATTATGTTTGTCCATCTCTGCTAACTTCTTACGATGTGCAACAAGTTTTTGAATACCTGTTGATTCACTACAAGAACCTTCTTTATCCTCATCTTCATCTTTAGGATCAACTTTTACATCGTCAGGTTTACCACCTTTCTTATAAGGCTTGTCCTCATCCTTTTCTTCCTTTGCTACTGCCTTTGTGATTGCCTTTCTTTTATTGTGAAGAAATTTATCAGAAGAATCAGAATCACCATCATTGTCGATATCTTTGTCATCACGGTCATCAAAATCTTTTTTAACTTCATCTTTGTCAACAGAATCAAGTTTCTTTTCATTCATAACCGCAAGAACTGTGTTCAAAAGATCATCAGAAATACCCATTGTGTTTTGGTATTCTTTTGTTGTTGTATAATTTTTCATATTTGTTCCTGTTATTGAGTTAATATAGTCTATTTATAAACCAAGTATCTTCGACAATGCTGGACGCACTGTTCTTTCTGGAATAAGTGTTGCTGGCTTGCTGGTAGTCACTTCCGTTTGTTCGTTCTGATTAGTGTTCAATCTAAATGACTTTAGACGTTCCTTCTCAGCAACCTTTACTTTTGGAAGTAGTTTCCTTGCTAAAGCAGCAACTTTACCAGAGTGCTTCTCTACAATTTTATCTATTGCCATTTTCTGAGAAACTGAAAGATTAACGTAATTGGCTCCTACTTTTCCCGCAACTCTTGTACGGACGATCTTGAGTGCGGCCTTTCGTGCACGCTTCTCTAAATTCTCACCTGTTGCCATACGTTTTTTTTTCATTTCTCTTTTCTTGGCCATTCTTGGTGCAAGACGTTTCATTGTTCTTGCCCTTTTCTTTCTTGCTTGTAGACTAAGCACCTCGTTTACTTCATCATAATCTTCTTCTTGCATGTTATCATACATGTCTTGTAATATTTCATCTGATATATAGAAGTCTTTATCTTCTATTATAATATCATCTATGTTTTCTTCTACTTCATAATCTTCAAGTAGTTTCTTAAGTTTATTGAATAATTGTTTGCCCTTCACATTATCATGCCCTGCTAATCCTTTAGGCAATCCCTTATGGAACTTGTCAAAATCATTTGCCTTTGCCAATGCTCTCATCTTGGAAGCAGATAAACCAGAAACACCTTCCGCATCTGGATCACGATCACCAGCAGATAGTATTCTTATACTCTTGAATTTATATTCTCTGTTGTTATAGTTATTGAGAAGTCTACGAAATTCTTCCACACGATCAGAACCAACAATCATATATACTTCATCAGTATCTTCATTAATCTTTTTAAGAATGTCAATGATTGTTTTACGACCAGACCGTTTAATGACAGACCCAAATGCAATCTGTGCAAACCCTAGTTTAGTTCTGTAGTCAAGAGGATTTTTCTTACGGTCTTTGGTGTGTGATAGATAGACACGTGCATCACCCCCAACAGTACGAGCAATTTCATAAACTTTATTAATAAGTTTTTCGTGCCCGGCTGTCGGTGGGTTCATTCTACCAAATGTGAATACTACTGGTTTAGACATTTTTAGTTTCTATTGCGAATAATTTTGAATGTATTTTAGATGCTTCGTTATATAACTTCTTAACTTCTGGATTGCTAGACTTTTGTATAGCAGTAAGTGCCACAACATATTGTCTGCGAATTTTTGTCACTTCTGAATCAATACCTTCCTTGACAACCCCTGCTTTCTTCAAAGCACTGTGCATACCTGTCTTTGATTTTTCTTTGGGTGATGCAATAGTAATACGTTCCCCTTTCTTTAACTTCTTTAATAAAGTTCTAAGGTGTCTGCGTTTTTCAATTTGCTTTGGGTGCATACCTGCTTTTACTAGCATTTGATTATGTGCAGACTCCATACCAGACTTAAAATCTTTTGCCGTGAACTTCTTCCAATCTGTACGAGGACGCATACCGTTACCTTCCTTGTAGAAATCAGAATACATTGATCTCATTGCATCGGTTGCAATTTCATTATCCTTATAGTTCTTTTTGCCGTTTAGGTAATCTTCTGCTGCTTGCCATTGTTTACCGTATTCTGGATCAGCAAAGCTTTCTCCAAGTCCTAATATTTGTTTTATTGTTTTCATAGTTCTATTTATCCTTTTACGTCTTTACTGTTTTGACAGTTCCGTCTAATTTGGCAAAATATGCCTCGAACGTTATATCTGGAAATGATTTTTGAAGTTTTAAAAATACTTTTAAGTTTTCTAGGTTGTCATCAAATAACCTCACTCTACTAAACTTACCAGTGTTTAAATAATTTCTAATGATGATTGATTTCTTTGCGGCAGTTCCAGATACATCTGAAATTTTACCAGCACGTTCAACACGTATTTGATCAATGTCTAATCCATGCTTTCTGAATGTTTGAAGAAATAATTTCTTATCATCAAAGTCACCCCTTGCGGTGACAACTATGATTTTACTATTAGGTTTGTTGGCAATGTTCTTTAACATTGCTTTTGCTTTTGCTAACATCTTCCTGATGGGTTTTGACTCATCGTGGAATTTCTTTGAACTTTTAAATTCCCCAAAGTCATACTTCTCCCCAGACTTTAATTTGTATTCATTATATTCTGCACTGGTAAGTGTCTTTATAACTTTACCATCTTTCAATACCTTAATGACAGCGGTAGTGTGAAACAGGGTATCGTCTATATCAAATACAGTAAGACCATTATCTTCTGCTTCTGACATAAACTCTTTGAATGATTTTAGGCTTTCCATTCTTTACCACCCGCACTGAATAGGTTTGCGGTAAACTCCATCTTGTCAACTAATTTAAATGCCTTGTCGTTGTCTTGTATTGCAACAAACCCCTCATCACCAACAACCTTAAACCCCTTTCCGGTTTTGAGGAACGTCTTAATGCTTTTCATACTGTCTAGTTTCTTGACTAGTGATGTCTTAATAATGATAACTTGTTCATGCCAATCAAGAACACTGATGAAATTATGAGAGAACTTTTTGAGTTCATCCCGCAATACCTTTTCCTTTTCCTTTGTAAATGCTTTTGACTTCTTTCTCTTTTCTTCAACTATCCAATTGGCATACTCATTGAAATATTTACGAGGATTACCTATGCCTTGTCCACCCCTAATCTTTTGGTTGTTGAACCTTAACAGTTCTGACATATAAAACTTAGGTAGTGTTGATAATTTTCCTAATGCAGACTTAATGATGGTTGCTTCTTTTTTAAGTCTTGCATATTGTGAATGTAATTTTGTTGTTTCTCGATCAGAGAACGAGGCTATGTTTGTGATGTCTTTAAAATGCGCATCATCGAACCAAACATCCTTTGATGGTTTGAAATCTCTTTTGGTAACATTGAAAGAACCTTTCATGTCTAACATTGTCTTTCCAGTGTATCGTGTATGGAACACAATACCGAACTGTGTTCCTTTAATGAAACGCCCTAGACCACTATTCAAAGGAACAGCATAAGTAATGTTGTTAGGTCTAAATGTAACGTACTTCTCACCATTAATCGTTTCGTTCTTTACCTGACTTTTGATAAACATCATGTCACCTTGAAATACACCTTTCTTCCATATAGAAGGTAGATACTTCAGTGCTGCCTTTAACTTCTCTGGTAATTCACCCTGCCCACCATGATACTTATCAACATCCTTATCGGTGTAGTTTATCTTTGGAACACCTTTTGAGAATACTGATTTTGTTCCGACAAAGAACTTCCCGTTCTCTGGATTAATCCCACCAATAATAGCTGGTGCACCATCCCACTTACGGGTAACAATAGTTTCTTCATTGATACTCATCAACTGAAACATTGCCTCAATGAACCTCAACACATCATCAACACCATCCTTACCATTAATGATAATACTATCTTCCAAGTGGGTTAGATGAGTATTTTTACTCTCATTTAACATTAATTGTATTAATCTACTCATTAGTAATTTTTAAGTTCCTTTGGCAATGTCAATCCCTGTATACCACGTATCTTATCAGCAGCAGTTTTTAATATTTCTTTTTTCTTATTCTTATATAAGAAATCTTTATGATCAAGTATTCTAACAAGTGACTCAAATGAGTTTGCATCATCTGGTGTGAACTTAGTACCCAACACTAAGTCTATAATCTTTTGTGGTTGGTCTGCAACAACCTTAGTTGCAATAGTCTTTTTCTTACTAAGTAACTTACCCGTCTTACCAATTCGAGTTTGGATTCCGCGTATCAATCCTCTTTTTACATCCATAAAGTTTCGTTCAAACTCTACGGGGATTTCTTCCCCTTCCTTATTGAATCCAGTTTTGATTGTTTTGAAGTCCATAGAACTTGCAATAGAACTCAACATAATATTACGATATAGTCCCTTGTATTTTGAAGTCATTGCTGATGGACTCCAGAATGTGAAACGTGCCAAGTCCATATCATTGACCAACATTAAGTCAAGTTGTACATATTTGTTTTTCTGATTTGCGATAGGCCATGCAACTGAAACAGTACCAAATCCAGCAAGTATTGCAGTTTGTTTAACCAATGGTCTTACCTTTGCCTCTACCACTTTATATAAATCAGCAGGGTCATTGATATTCAACAGATATATTAATCTGTGTGCATCAATGGCAAGATCAATATCTCCACTTGTTTCACCTTCTCGTTTCTTACCCGCACTACCAAGTAGTGTTGTTTCTTTTTTGGTGATGCCAAGTTTAGGTAGTAACTTCTTTTCAATGTCTTTCATTGTATCTGCGACATCTTCCTGACGAATACGACTAGATACCGTGATAGCATTACCACCTTCGTTTATGAGTTGTTTGAATGTTTTCATTATGCTACTGATTGATCTAATATGGCAACGTGTTTAAGAAGTCGTTTCTTTTTAGTGCCAGATGCAATTGATGTGATTGTTTCTTTTACTTTCTTGATTGCTTCCTTAAATGCCTCAACATATCCCTTTGCCTTTGTTACGTGTGACTTAAGATTGACCATTAAATCCCAACCAGTTACAGCATCAATGAAATGTATCGGCCCAGTTACCACGTGCATTGTTGCCAAGTCCAACTTATAAAGAAAATCCACCACCTGTTCTTTTTCAATACTGTTGGCAATCTGTTTAATCTTTGCACGATCACCTTTAACGGCAGCAAGTATCATTTGACCAGCACCCTTTGTAAAATCCGCGACGTAATTAATAAGACCTTTACCTTTGTGTAATTTAAGACCCGCCTTGCCCAACCAATCATTAACACCTTCGGTTAATTCACTTTCGGTGTGTTCGTGTTCGTTCTCCAACACATAAAGCAAAAGATGTATATCCTCTTGCATTTCTTCTATGATAGATTTTCTTTGTTTATATGGTAACAACATTACATTTTGCCCTCTTGTTTCATCACAAACTCTGTATAGAGATCAATGACCTCTTGTGAACTTTCTATAAACTCTTTCATGTGGTCATAGTTGATTTGCATACTTCTTTGGGAAAACATTTGATCCACCACTGCTTCTCTGCGTTTCTCTTGTTCTTTGTCTATATTAAATCCAAACCCATCGTCATTACCCATTGCGGTTTGATCAAATCCAAACATACTTTTTATATCATTCACTCAAAACTCTCCTATTATGCGAAACCATTAATTGATTGTTTATATCTACTTATTGTATTGTCAGGATTTAATGCACCTATATCCATATAAGTGTTCTGGCTTACTGTTGTTTGACTATTAGTAACTACTGAATTATTGTTAGTTGGTGCAATCAATGCGTTTGTTGATTTCTTCATTGTCGCTTCCTCTGCACCTTTAGACTCCACTTTAACCTTTGCTGTAATCAATGGTGTTTCAATTGGGACTTTAATGGTGTCCCGTAACTCTGTGACTTTTTTAGGTATTGTACTTTCAAGTTCAGTTTGGATTTTTTTCTTCTGTGTTTCAATTTCCTCATCAGATAGTTTAGTGCCATAAAGCATTCCTTTGTTCTCATCACTATACTTATATTCATCTAGTTTCTCATTTGTTTTCTTTTTGATTAAATCTTCTCTTGAAAGATATTCATCTGGGACATAATTTTCTAATCCCATTTTACCAGCAAGTGTGAAAAACATTTTCTTGAGTAAATCAAATACACTGAAAATATAGTTTAGAAATACTTGACTTATTTTTTCCAGCATAGTGTCATCTTCGTCAATGCCATTAGTGAAGATGTTAGTGAACCATGCTTTAACATCCTCAATGAAATTATTAAACAACATAACTAAATCTAGGTCTTGTAGTTTTTTCCCCATCTCACTAAATCCTAATTTTTCTAGCAACATCCCAGACCATTCTAATAAAGTATCGAGTGGTCGTAATATTCCATTCCGTACTATTTCTAACAGACCTTCCTTTAAACCACCCCAAATTTTATCAAATACATCACCTTCTGTGTTTTTAAACCCATCAATAAAACCACTAACAAAATCAAACAATGCAAACACTAAATTTAGGCCAGGTATTCTTGCTAATATCCCCAATATCCCCTTTATTGGTTTTAGGAAAGTTTTAATACCTTCGAATACCGCCTTAACTGGTTTTAATGACACGAAAAAATTCTTTATACCAACACCCAAACCTTTAAACATTCGACCATAGATTTGAAACTTTGTAACAATAAGTACAAATTTCTTTACAAGTGCACCGAATTTCCCTGCCCAAGTATTGAACTCTTTAATCATTATCGGAGTTTTTACTATGCCTTTAGGGATCGTACCTAATTTTTTAAATCCATTCGCAAAGTTACTTATGAAACTTAATTTAAACCGTTCCAGAACAGAAAAGATAAGTTTGAAAGTTCCAGTAATGCCAGTTGTAGCACTCCTTATTGTTTTCAGCAACACAGTGAACGGCAATATAGCAAGTTTGCCGATTTTAAGGATAATAGGATTGAGTATTTTAAATGTATTGGGTAATAATATTACACGAACGTATTTGTCTATTTCAAACCACCAAGCAGCAAATGCAGCTGTGATTATAGTACTCCAACCCCCGGCCGACTTAACTAACGAACTATAATCATACTCTTCGCCGAAGTCCGTGCCACTCGAATCTCCTCCTTTTGATTTTTCCCTCAGTGCATCCTTATCAATATCATCTTGAATATCCTGTTTCTTTTCATAGTCAAACCTGTCTTTGTCTAATTTAAATCCCTCGACCAATGCACCCATTATACCTTCTAACAAATTAGCAACAACAGAATCTTCCTTGATGGTGTATTTTTCCATCTCTTTTGCCATTCCGACAAACACACTACCAGAAAATATTTGCTTTGCGGTGGCTTCATTATTTTTAATAAAGTTTTCGACACCCTCCCGCATCGCAATAATCTGTTTAAGAGTCTTTTCCGATGTTTGTTCTATTACTGGTATTGCTTCATCTGCCATTATTCTTCTTCTTTCTGTCTGTCCTTTAGGTGTTGTAATAACAAGTTGACATATATATCCCTCTCAAATGGTATCATGTTGTCTAACTCACTCAAAGAGTATTTATGGTGTTGCATTAATGAAAAGTTCAACATATAATGATTTGCCAAACTATCGTGAGCTAGACTTACATAAAAAAACTTTGTGCACCTCTTATTTCTAAACTCTGTTCTTCTTTACATTCTCCACACACCCATTCTATTTTGTGGGATAATGCTGGTATGCCTTCAAAGAAACTCATAATCTTTTGAAATTGTGATTGATTTAATGTTTCTATCCATTCTTTTTTATCTTGTAATGAAATATCTTCATATATCTTTTCTTTGTCATAAATGTTGACAAGACATTTGGAAATTAAACCAAATATTTTATCTATTTCTTTCCCAGTTAAATCAAGGGAATCTTCCATGTTTGGATATTTTAAAGTAACACCAACATCGTCAGTTATCATAATCTTTGGTTCAATAGTTTTACTCATATCTACTTCTAATGTATCAATTAGTATTTCTACTTTTGTTGAACCACCACACTTTTCATCATTGTGTACTGCGTTGAAAGTTATGACTTCCCCGACAGACTTTGATCTTAACTGTAAGAACAAATACTCCACATCAAATGACGGCATTTTTTTAACGTGAATGTCGTGAGTAGATATGCAATCTTGGATGATGTTTATCATCGCATTGGTGATTTCACTTTCTTCTCCACTCTCAATAGCCATATGTAAAATCTTTTGTTCTTTAACAAGAAAAGGTCTAAACATTATCTCTTGTTTATTCGATGGTAAAACACATCTGTATTCAGGTGCACTAATTTTTGGTAATATATTCATAATATCCTCAGTTGATTAAAAAATATTTTTTGCTTTGTTAAATAATGATTTGAAAAAACCACTTGGTTTTGCTAGGTTCAATTCCCCTTCTCTTGGTCTATATTGATCTAAGATATAATGGTACGACCATATCACCGACAACTTCTCATATTCTGGTGTTTGCCAACTTGTTTGTTGTGCACCCACTTGTTGTGGGTAACAATCTTTTAATGTTACTTTGTATCTCCAATCCTCTACTCCAGTTGCATCCAGATCATATTTTTTTATTGTTACTTGCCCTTTGTATGAATCAAGATACCCAGTGTTGAAAGAATTCTGCACACTAAAAAAGTTATTATTTCTTTCGTTTCTATGATTGCCAACAACCAAGTCCTGCCAACGCATGAACATTTCTCTTTCACGTAAGTCAGAACTTAATATAATTTCACTTTGTATGTCCACATAGTTCGCACTAGTACCTATTTTTCTGACACTTTGTGTGCCATATTTATTATCAATTGTCGTTAAAGAACGACTTGGCAATAAAACAGATTCACATCTTAGTGGTATATCATCCTTTACATTTGGCATGTTAATGACACTTGGCATACTTTCAATAGTGAATGTATATGTATGAGCGTACGAAAACCCATTGCTTTTATTTATTGATGCTTTAAAATCTTCTACATTAAATGGCATTACCTTAACATCCTTCTACTATCTCTCCAGACTTGATCTTCTGTTGCTTTCTGCCAACGGGCCGTCGGTAGAAATAGAGCTATGTCCCATTCTTTAGGACTTATCCTAAGAAACTTTGAACGAACATGACTGTTTAAATATCTTTTGACACATGGTTTGAACCATTTGAATCTTGCTGAACCTTCTAATATCTCATAACTAAGGTCAAGTCTTGTCCTTTCGTTGAATTTATCATCAGATACTATGTTATACAAGGAGTCCATGAGTTTTGCCCTAAGTCTTGGTGGTAGATAGTGCATGTTTAATCCATAGAAACCTTTTGGTGCACTGTCAAATGGAAACACCAATGGGAATCTGTCATAATATGGTAATGTCTTTTTGTGTTTAGGGTCATAGAAGAACGAATACATCTTACCTATTGTTGGTCTACTCACCTGTGCTGTTGCATTTTTCTCCATCAAACCCTTAGAGGTTACTCTAGTTTTTGATGCCGATTGACGAAACCACTCCCTCGCCTTTTTAGTTTCGTTGGGAACGATGCCCTGCCTGTCTGCCCTGCGGAGAATATTGTCAAAGATGTATGCTGCCATTATACTATTTATAAGTTACGACTAAATAGTATAATGAAAAATAGAACATACCATCAGGGGTTGTATAGAGTAAAAAACACACACAAGTATGTCGGTGATCTAAGTAGAGTTGTTTATAGAAGTTCGTATGAATTGAAGTTCTTCAAGTGGTTAGATTTTAATGAGAACGTGATAACATTCTCATCAGAAGAAATGTCCATACCCTATAAGAGTCCAAAGGATGGTAGGTGGCATAGGTATTATCCAGATGTTAAAGCAGAACTAATGACAAAGAACGGTATCAAGACATTTCTATTTGAAGTAAAACCAGATAAATTTACACGACCACCAGAGACCCATAAGAGAAAAACAAAACATCACCTATATGAGTGCATCCAATACTCAATAAATGAAGCAAAGTGGAAGTACGCATTAGACTATTGTAAGAAAATGGGATATGAATTTAAACTAATAACCGAAAAGGAACTTGCGATTAAGTTATAAATAGTATAATGGCAGACAATACAAAAGCATACATAACAGACCCATCTGGATTAGGATTAGAAGTAAGACAACAAAATAATCCAATAAGTGTCCTTGACGATCCTGTAAATAATAACAAATCTTTATTCTTCCCAACTAATTTAGATGAGATAGACCATTGGGTGTGCTTCCGAGTACATAGTCATGAGTTAATGAGATCAACCGATTTCCTTAAAGAAAACACAAAGGCATTTATTTACCTTCCTATTCCAAATAATTTATCTACTAATTATGATCAAAAATATAATGACAGTGCATTAGGATTTGCTGGTAAGTGGGCGGCAGATAAAGGTGGAGATATTGGTGCAATGACAGATAGTTTATCTGGACTTGCAAGGGGAGAATATGATCCAGATGCTGTCAAATATTACGCAACCGTCGTCGCCGATGAAAATTTAACAGGATTTATTACTGGTAAAATTGGTGGCATACCGGGCGCACTTGCTGGTGTTGCGGCAGAACAAGCATACAAAGGTGCACTTGCTGCAAAGGGGCAAACAAGAAATCCCCATATGGCCGTAATGTATGAAGGGCCAGGCTTTAGAAAACACAAATTTGAATATAAGTTTGTTGCTAAAAACTTACAAGAAAGTAATACATTGAGAAATATTATATATCTTTTCAAATATCACATGGCTCCAACTGCATTAAACAACGGGCATTTTTTTGGTTATCCTGAAAAATTTGATATTGATTTCCACTATGATTCATATCTTTTTAACATCGGCCCATCTGTATTAACATCTTTTGATGTTAATTATCACAGTGAAGGTCAACCATTATACTTTGATAATAATGATGGTGGTGATGTTAGAAGTTTTTTTGAACAACGTGATGGAGGTGGGGGTGGAGGATCAGAAAGTACCAAAGCACCAGTATCAATAACATTGTCTATGGAATTTCAAGAAATCTTTATCATTGATAAAACTAAGATACAAAAGGATAATAGATAGTGGCATCATATTTCAAACATCATCCAGTGGTTAATTATGATATGTATCTTGACAGTAGACCACAGAAAATCTCTAATGTGCTGGTTAGTTTTACAATACAAAAATTACTTAAAGATAAGACAGTAATCTATTATCCATACAGCATAAAGGAATCTGACAGACCTGATATTATTTCTCAGAAATATTATGACGATCCAACATTGGATTGGATTTTATATGCAACTAACAAAATTGTCAACCCATTGTGGGAGTGGCCTCTTAATTATGTGAGTTTCCAAAACTACTTAAAGAACAAATATGGCTCTGTTGGTATCGCACAAACAACAGTGGGACGATATGAAAAAATATTATCAACACAAACAATTTTACCAACTGGAGAAATCATTCCAGAGAAAGTTGTGACTATTGATTATACTACTTTTCTAGCAACCCCATCCTCTGAGACAAGAACTATATATGCGTATGGACATGAAGAAGATTTGAACGATGACAGAAGAAATGTTAAAATTTTAGATAAGAGATATATTAATTTAATAGTTTCCGAATCCGAAAAGATATTTGACTAATGACCAACAGTAGAGCACAAGAACACCAAATAGGTGCTATTGATTTACAATCTATGGTGCTTATAAATTATAAAGGATCGATATTAGACATCCGAAATATATGTGCGTCATTTAATATATTCTCTGATATATATGACAAGGGTATGTCATGTGACTTAACTATACAGGATAGTTTGGGTTTATTAGAAAAATTTCCAATCGTTGGTGATGAGGTAATATTTCTCAGATTCAAGACAACATCATTTGACAGTTATGTTGATTATATTTTTTCTGTGTATAAAGTTTCAAACAGAACCAACCACAAAGCAAATTCAGAATCGTATGTGCTACATTGTGTCAGTCAAGAAAAGTTAAAGAACTTAAAGACAAAGGTTGAAAAGGTATATAAAGAAAAACCAATATCAGAGATGATTCAAAATATATATAATGAATATCTAAGACCAACCCCAAGTGATTTTCCACGTTACAGTAAAAAACCTATAACAGTAGAAGATACGAAGGATGATTTTTATTTTATATCTCCTAAGTTATCTCCCCTGTCTTTGATTAATTTATTAAGCATAGAGGCTCAATCTTCTACTTACAAATCTTCTACTTATATGTTTTATGAAACAAGTAAGGGTTGGTTTTTTAAAACAATAGATAGTTTGTTAGAGCAAGAACCAAAAGAAAGTTTTCATCGTTCTCATTCATCAAATGAAAATAAAAATTCAGATGGTGAGGGAGAGGACACTGTCTTTCCATATCAAAAAATATTGTCGTTGAAATTTTTGAATACTCCCAATACAATAGCATCTATGAACAATGGTCTTTATGGGAACTCGACACATGTGCTTGATCCAATTCGTAAGATATTTACCAGAGAGGATTTTTCATATGAAAATAATTTTGATGACATCACACATCTAAAGGGTGGCAAAAAGATTTACCCAGAAAATTCATTTTTCAATTCTGGAACACCCGAATATTATAGTGCAGAATATATTGTCAGTGACTATGGGGATAACTATGCCAATCTTGATTATATTAAGAAGGGTAAAGACATTGATTTAAGAATTAAGAACACCAGAAAATATCATAAGTTTGGTAAATATAATACGGCAATGTTAGGACAACTTGGAAATATTGTTTTAGAAATAATAATCTCAGGCAACAGTGAAATGGAAATTGGTGATATGATAAATGTTTTCATCCCACAAACAGATGCAGCAGTTCCACCTAAGAACAACACTAATTTATTATTCGGTGACAACAACGAGGCAAAGTTTTTAATAACTGCTATTAGACATTCATTTATCGCGAGTAAAAATTCTTATATAACAACTATACAATGTGTGAGAGATTCATATGTTAAGACCCCAACGGAGATTTCTGATTTCTAATGATGAACTTTGAAGAACAAATAGGTAATAGTTTCGTATGGTGGTTTGGTCAAGTAGAAGATTTGGCAGACCCGTTGAAACTTGGTCGTGCACGTGTTCGTGTATTTGATTGGTATGGTGAGAACATAGAAACAGCAGACTTGCCTTGGGCTCAACCAATCAATCCAATAGACAATGCAAGTAAAGATGGTATAGGAAAATCCCCTACCGGATTGGAGGTTGGTTCGTGGATATTTGGTTTCTTCTTGGATGGTCAGAAAGCACAACGTCCAGTGATGATGGGAACTATTGGTGGCATACCTTCTACTGAACCAGATACAGATCGTCTTGCGAGAAACGATCCAGAATTCCCACCACCAGTTATAGCAACAAAGAACAACAGTAGAACCACCGCAATCCCTACAGCATTAGGTGGAACTTGGGATGAACCTTTGTCTGCTTATGCTGCATCATATCCAAATAACACAGTTGATAAATCTACATCTGGACACATTAAAGAAGTAGACGATACTCCAAGTAATGAAAGAATACATGAATACCACAAGGCCGGAACGTTCTATGAAATAGATAAAGATGGAAACAAGGTAACACGTATTATAGGAAATAACTATGAAGTTGTTGCTGGGAGTGAATATGTCAACATCAAAGGTTCGTGCAATATCACAATAGATTCAAATTGCAAAACATATATTAAAGGCAATTGGGATATACAAGTTGATGGAAACAAAACAGAATCTGTTGGTGGAAATAATCTTACGGTTGTGAATGGTACGGACACCACAGAAGTTGACGGGAACTTTAGTGTTGCCGCTGCTCGAATAGATTTGAATGAATAGACCATTAAAATATTATAAATAGATATATATTTTAAGGAGAATAATGAACAATGGCTACTTTTAACAAATTTTTCGATTTCGTAGAACAGATCGGATTAGAAACACATCAATTAAACACAGATACACTTAAAGTATATCTTACCAATGCTATACCAGATCAAACTGCTGATACGGTAAAAAGTGATCTTGCTGAAATTACAATGACCAATGAATCTAATCATGGTGCAGGTGGTGCAGATACTACAAATACTTGGGCAGAAACTGGTGGCACAGCAACAGCTGTTGGGACAGACGTAACATTCTTAGCATCTGGCGGAACAGTCGGCCCTTTTAGATATGCTGTACTTTATAACGATACTGCGGTATCGGATAATCTTATCGGTTGGTGGGATTATGGTTCATCAATAACATTACAAGACGGCGAATCTTTTACAGTCGATTTTGGTGCTTCAATGTTTACTATCACATAATAAATGTTTAAATATGCCGATAGAGTCCAAGAAACATCGACTACTACAGGTACAGGAACATTAAATTTAGATGGTGCTTCTATCGGTTATCAAACCTTTGTAGCAGGTATTGGGACAACTAATACCTGTTATTATTGTATAGTTGATAGTACTGATGCTTGGGAAGTAGGATTAGGAACAGTAACATCTGGTACTCCTGATACTTTAGCACGTTCAGTGATAGTATCATCAAATTCTGATGCTCTTATAAATTGTTCGGCATCTAGCACTGTATTTTGTACAGTTGCCGCTGAAAGATTTATTTTAAATAAAAATGATGCAACCATAGCACCAACCACTTCAAATGATAATACAGAAGGTTATTCTATAGGATCACGTTGGAATGATGTTACTAATGATATTGTTTATTTTTGTTTAGATGCATCTACCGGCGCAGCTATATGGCAAGCTGTAGGCTCTGGTGGAGGCTCTGGTGGTGGTGATGATGTTATAGGTTACGAGAACGTGGTTGCTACTACTGGCGGTG